TAAAAGTTTTTTTGATTTTAGCCGATGTTTTTTTAGCGGCGGCGCAAGGGATTGTGAGCGCGATTAGTTTTGTTATTTCGCCATTGATGGAATTAAACAGAATGCTAGGCGGTGTACCGGCTTATATATTGGGCGCTGCTGTGGCGTGGAAAGTTTTATCTGCGGCTTTTGCTGCATCACCGATTGGCGTTGTTGTTGCGGGCATTATGGCGCTGATTGCTGCAATCGTTTTGCTGAAAGAAGATTTTGATGTTTGGAAAGCGGGCGGCGAATCGTTGATAGATTGGGAGCTGTGGGTTCCAGCAATCGAGGCGGCGCAAGGAGTGCTAGAAGGATTCCGCGGATTCTTGACGGATTGGTTTTCTGCGCTTGGCGCGATGTTCCAAGCGTTGTTTGCGCTGCTGTCTGGCGATTTCGTGGGCGCGTGGGAAGGCGTTAAAAGTATGCTTGGCAGTGTTATAGATATGTTTTCTGGTGTGATAAACATTGCCTCAAAAGTTGGTGGCGTTATCGGTTCGGTTGCTGGCGGGATTTCTGCTATTGTCGGCGGTAAATCTGCATTGACTCCAAACCCTGCTGCTGGTGCTAGTGGTCAAACGAATCAAAATGTAAACCAGCAAACTGTTATCAATGTAAACGGTGCAGGTGATCCAAAAGCCGTAGGTAATGCTGTGGCAGGTCAGCAGTCAGGCGTTAATAATCAAATGCAACGCAATCTACAGGGTGCAGTGCGGTGAGCTGGCTAAATAGCAATGCCGAGTTTTTGCCGCGCAGAAATGTCGGTGGGTGGGTTGCGAGCGTCACGATTTCTGAAAGTGCGTCCGATGATTTGGAGATAACCCAACATCCGGTGCAGGACGGCGCAGCGATTACCGACCACGCATACAAAAAGCCAGTGATGTTGTCTATTGAAGTTCAGTATTCGGACAATCTGACGGGCGTGCCGATTGATGAACAATACCGCAGGCTGTTGAGATTGCAGAATACCCGAGATCCGATTGATGTCGTGACTGGTAAGCGCATTTATCGAAACATGCTGATTAAATCTATTTCTGAGACAACTGACAAAACTACAGATAAAGTTTTGAGCATTAAAATGGATTTGCAGGAGATTATTTTAGTCGCTGTTTCGACTGTAAAAATACCGGCATCGTCACAAAAAAAAGCAGCGCAGAAAGAGCCGAAAAGAACGGGGCAGACTGAAAATGGCGGGGTGAGAAAAGGAGAGCCAACGAATACAACCGCGCCTGCAAAACCACAATCAAGACTAGCGGGGTTTGTGCGTGGCTGATGTAATCACAAAAATACCGATGACAGCAATCCCGCAACGCTTTAGAGTGGACATGGCTGGCGTAGAATATGAAATTGTATCGCGCTGGAATGGTGCGGTATCGTCGTGGGTTTTGGACTTGTACGATGCGAATCGTGATCCGATGATAATGTGCATCCCGATGGTGTGCGGGATAGATTTGTTATCACAATACGGATATTTGAACATCGGCGCAGAGCTGTGGGTACTGACGGATGGTGACGACACCGCTCCACCTACGATAGATAATCTTGGTTCTGAATCCAATTTGTTTTTGGTGGTGCGCAGTGAGTGATTTACAGTACAAACGCACATGTAATCTGATAGTATCTGATGCTGCTGGCAGTGGATTGGATTTGTCGAATCTGACTATAAACTTTGCCATTAAAAAAACAGACGGACAATCTCCAAACACTGCCAGCATCAAGGTCTATAACCTTTCAGATGAAACCGCAAAACAAATACAAAAAGAGTTCACGCGTGTGGTATTGCAAGCGGGTTACGAATCAAACCACGGCATTGTATTTGACGGCAATGTTAAAGCTGTAACGCTTGGTCGTGAGAATGTTGTGGATAGTTATATTGATATTCAAGCGGCGGATGGTGACGAGGGTTACAATTTCTCTGTAGTGAACGCGACATTATCGGCAGGCGCAACGCAGCGAGACCAAATAAAGGAAACAGCGAAAGCAATGAAGCAGTTTGGCGTTGCTGAGGGTCATGTTGATAGTGCCACTGATACGCCGCCATTGCCTCGCGGAAAAGTGATGTATGGAAACGCAAGAAAATATAACCGGCAATCGGCGCAATCGACGGGATGCAGTTGGTCAATTCAAAATGGCAGGGTGCAAGTTGTTGCACTGAAAGGTGTACTACCTAATACAGCCGTGCAGTTGAATAGCCGCTCTGGTTTGGTGGGAACTCCTGAACAAACCAGTGACGGAATAAAGTTCCGATGCCTGATAAATCCGGCGATAGTTGTCGGCGGTGCAATTCAAATAAATGAGCGTGATATTCAAGCTGCAAAGTTAGATGATAACGCAAGCGGGCAGCCTGACAGCGCTGAAAAAAAAGAACCTGTGGAGATTACTGCTGATGGTTTTTATCGCGTTGTTAGCTTGGACATTGCAGGCAATTCACGCGGGAATGATTGGTATATTGATGGGGTATGTGTGCCGCTTGGCGATACTCCAGATGGCAAAAAGGTTACAGGCAATGGCTGATAGACGCGAGAAATACGACGACCCAGAGGAAGCGTTACGCTCGGCGATGGAGGACGCGCAGGCGAATATGTGGACGGCGTTACCTGCAACGGTGACGGCTGTAGATTTGGTCGCGCAAACCATTTCAGCGCAGCCGAATGTAAAAGGGTCGCAATCAAAACCTGATGGTAGTAGCGAAAGTATATCTATGCCGATGCTAGTTGATGTGCCGATTTGCTGGCCGCGTGCCGGTGGTTTTGCTGTGACGTTACCGATTAAAGCAGGCGATGAGGTGTTGATTGTTTTTGCTTCGAGAGCGATAGATGGATGGTGGCAGAGTGGTGGCGAGCAAGAACCTGTCGAATCGCGAATGCACGATTTGTCTGATGGGTTTGCTATTTTTGCGCCGACAAGCCAAGCAAAAAAATTAACAAATGTGCAGGATGATGGAATAGAAATACGGTTAGAGGATAGGTCTGCATTTTGGAAGCTGGACGAAAACGGTGATATTTACTCGACATTCGGCACCATGTTTTTGACTGGTGATATTGTTCAAGTTGGCAATCAAACTATAACCGGCAACACAGCGCAGACTGGAAAAATTGAAGCGACTAACGATGTAAAAGCGGCCAATATTTCACTGAAAAACCACGGTCATTTTGCTTTGGATAATGTAACGCCGCTTGCAGGGAAGCCAAAACCATGAGATACAGGAAATTAGACGGTGCCGGTGATATGTTGTTCGGTCATCAGTTGCAAGATTTTTTAATTGATGATTCGCTTGCGGTTGCTCAGGCAGTAAAAACAAGACTGTCATTGTGGCTCGGTGAGTGGTATTTGGATTTGGAAGATGGTACTCCGTGGCAAAACGGCATCCTCGGAAAAGGAACTGATGTGACTGCAGATGCTTTGTTGCGTAGAAGGATTTTAGAGACTGAGGGCGTGGTGGAAATAGTTGACGGTACTTATTTTTCTACTCTCGATCGAGATACTAGAACGCTGTCGGTTGCGTGTACAATCGAAACAATTTATGGCACTGCACAGGTGAGCGCGTGAACATCACAGATTTAATTTATATCGATCAAGATGGGTTCCACTATCCAGATTTCCCTACGCTGTTTCAGCGGTATCAGGATGCCTACCGAGTGATTTACGGTGCAGATATTTACATTGATGCGGATAGTCAAGATGGCGCATTTTTGGCTTTATTTGCCCAATCCGTTTATGATTTGTGCGCGGTTTTTTCTGGTGTTTATACCAGTTTTTCACCTGCTCTAGGCATCGGTGACGCATTAACGCGCAATGTGGCAATCAACGGAATCACTAGACGCGCTGCAACGCACTCTACTGCTGATGTGAATGTGGTTGGCACGGTTGGCACGACGATTGCGGCGGGAAAAATCAGGGACGCTCTGGGCAATTTGTGGAGCATCCCGACTAATACAGTGATTCCGGTCGGCGGCACTATCACAGTTACCGCTACTTGTGACACAGAAGGCGCTATCACTGCCGCTGCTGGCGCGTTGAATCAGATCGGTACACCGCAGAGGGGGTGGGTGTCGGTCACGAATCCACTGGCTGCTGTGGCGGGTGTGAACGCTGAGACAGATGCAGAGCTAAGATTAAGACAACAGCTATCAACAATGATCACCGCATACGATACGGTTGGCGCAATCGAGTCAGGCATTGCGGATGTGGACGGCGTGACTGAACAGCGCGTGTATGAGAATGATACCAACAGCACTAACTCTGATGGCTTGGTTGCTCACACGATTGCAGCGGTTGTGTTGGGTGGTGATACTCAAGACATTATCGACGCGATTGGAGACAACAAACCGCCGGGCTGCGGCACTCAAGGAACGACTACAGGTAGCTATACAGACTCGCGTGGCGTTGTTAAGACGATCAATTTTTATCGACCTGCCGGCGTAGGAATTAAAGCGACTGTTGCTATTACTGCTCTGACGGGTTATGTCAGCGACTACGAGACAGAGTTAAAGCAGTCGATTGCCGACGCAATAAATGCGCTGGCGATTGGTGAGGATGTTTTAATCACGCGATTAT